CGACGTGGACACCGGCAGCGACGCCGCTGTGGTCGCCGCCTACCGCACCGGGCACTTCGCCCGCGGCAAGCTGATCGTCAGCAGCTACACCCTGACCGCTGCCGACGAGGAGATCCTGCGCAACGCCGGCATCCTCGTCTCTGACGCGGTCGAATACTAAGAGAGGAGGACAAGATCATGCCCTTTAACTTCTACGAGACCCACACGCTGCTCATGGCGGTCGAGCAGCTCCAGCCGGCCTCCACTTTCCTGCGTGACCGCTACTTCCCCACCAACGCCGCCACCGACATCTTCGCCACTGAGGACGTCCTCGTCGAATACCGGGACGGCGTGCGCAAGCTGGCCCCCTTCGTGGCCCCCCGCAAGGGCGGCGTCACCATTCTGCGCAAGGGCTACACCATGCAGCGCTACACCCCGCCCTTCGTGGCCCCTCGCCGCGTGCTGACCATCGACGAGCTGCGCAAGCGCGGCTTCGGCGAGGCCCTCTACACGCAGCTCACCCCTGAGCAGCGCCAGCAGACCCTCATCCTGCGCGACGCCGACGAGATGGACGAACTGATCGCCAACCGCGAGGAGGCGATGGCCGCCGAGACCATGCTGACCAACGGCTGCATCATGAAGCACATCGCCGACGACGTCGACGTCTCCGACGAGATGGAGATCCGCTTCTACACCGAGGGCAGCAACCCCGCCACCTACACCCCGCAAACCAAGTGGGATCAGCCCGGCGCCAAGATCCGCGCCGACCTCGGCGTCATGGCCCGGATGCTGACCAGCCGCGGCCTGCGTGCTGCTGACCTCGTCTGCTCCCCTGACGTCGCTGACGCCATCATCGAGAACGAGGACATCAAGACCATGCTCGACAACCGCCGGTACGAGCTCGGCAGCGTCGCCCCCGAGGAGCTGGCGCCCGGCGCGACCATCGTGGCCCGCCTGAACATCAACGGCCGCATCATCAGCGTGATCTCCTACGACGAGACCTACACCGACGACGACGGCAACGACCAGCTCTACATCCCGAGCGGCAAGTGCATCCTCACCGCCCCCGCTGCGGGCCGCACCTGCTACGGCGCCGTGTCTCAGGTGGAGCAGGCCGACGGCGAGTTCCACACCTACGCCGGCCGCCGCGTGCCGAAGTATGTGTCCAGCGCCGAGGGCAACACCCGCACGCTGACCATCTCCAGCCGCCCGCTGCTGATCCCCAACAACAAAAACCCGTGGATCGTCGCCGATGTCCTGACCTCGGACTAAGTCGGCAGAAAGGAGCACGAACATGATCCAGATCATCGCGGGCACCTTCGGCTACTATAACGGCCGCAAGGTCGTCCCCATCACCAACGCGGACGGGCCTCAGAAGTTCGACCCCGAGCTCGAGGCCTGTCTGGTCAAGCAGGGCGTCGCCAAGTACGTCGACGAGCAGCCCGTGGCCCCTGCCCCGGCCGCAAAGCCGGAGCAGGAGCCCGAGACTGTACCCGAGACCGGCGACGCGCCCGCCGCTCCTGAGTACGACGAGGACATGAAACTCGACGAGCTGAAGGAAGTGGCGGCCGCCTATGGCGTGGACGCCTCTGCCATGCGCAAGAAGGCTGATGTCATCGCCGCCATCGAGGAGGCGAAGGCGGCGGCCAACGAGGCCGACGACGACCAGACCGGCGACAATGAGGAGCCCCCTCAGATCGGCGCCGCGGATCCCGTCTAATGGCCTTCGACTTCAAGAAAATGGTCGCTGACGACCGCCGCCTCGTGTTCCTTAACCTCGCCGAGTTCGGCGAGGAGCACAAGGTCGACGGCAAGACCATCACCGTCGTGCTGGATGACAACGCCCTGAAAGAACGCCAAGGGGGGCAAGAGCTGGGCGTGGCAGAGTCGTCCCTCATGCTGTATGCAGCAGTCGAGGATCTGCCGCCCCGGCGCCCGGCGGGCGAAGGGCTCAACATCGACGGCCGCGAGTATATCGTCAACGACTGGAGCGAGGACATGGGCGTCGCCACCATCGCGCTCGGCCAGACCGTGACCATGTAAAGGAGGTGCAGCCGTGTCCATAGTCAACAGCATCGAGACCGTCCGGGAGTGGCTGGACTCCACCGTCTGCCCGATGGTGCAGCTCAAGCTCCCCGACGACAGCGCGACCGACGCCTCCTACCCCTACAAGCTGGTCAACCCGACCGCGTTCTCGCTTTTCGTCCCGTCGAAGGACAGATTGCCCCCAAAGGTGCCGGCCCCCATCCCCTCGGTCTGCGTGCAGATCGTGGAGGGCACCGACAGCCTGACCATGAGCTCGAGGAGCATCAAGATCCGGCTCTGCTTCTCTGCGTGGGATCCCGGCTACCACGGGCGCGACATCTTCAAACCGAAAAACGACGGCAGCGGCGCATACGTCCAGTGGCAAAACGAGGAGGCCGCGGCCTTCTTCGAGAAAAACGGCGAGGGCTGGCGCGACGCATGGAATTTTGTGGACACGGCCCTCCGCATGATCGAGAACGCCGAGTACATCGGCCCGCTGCGCGTCATGAAGGAGGACGGCATCACCTTCGGCCCTGTGTCTGAGCAGGACGCCGTCCCGGACTTCTACCCCTACTGGTTCGCGTGGGTGGAGTTTTCTGCCGAGGAGCCCCTGACACGCACGCCGAAGGACTACCAACACCTGCTTTAAGGGCAGCCGGCCGGCTGCTCTAATTTTATGCAAAGGAGGAAAAGCAGATGGCAAACGAATACCTCTACGGCGCATACGGCCACATCGGCGAGACTGTGGCACAGAGCGCCGTGCAGGCGGGCACCACGCCGGTCTATATCGGCACGGCACCCGTCAACCTCGTGCGCGGCTTCGCAGACGCCGGCGTCATCAATGAGCCCATCAAGCTCAGCAATATGATCGACGCGCAGCGCAAGCTCGGCTATGCGGCCGACTGGGGCACCTTTACGCTCTGCGAGGTCATGAACGCGCACTTCAACAACACCCTCGGGAACATCGGCCCCATCTACGTCATCAACGTCCTCGACCCGTCTGCGGGCAAGCACCGCAAGGCGACCGAGACCACCAAGCAGCTCTCTTTCACCGGCGGCCGGGCCGAGTTTGCGAGCTCCACCATCATCCTCGACACCCTGACCATCGCAATGAGCGAGGGCGGCGACTACGCCGAGGGCACCGACTACGCCGTGGACTACAACTTCACCAAGGGCACCGTCATCATCACCAGCCTGATCGAGGACTCACCGCTCACCGGCACCCTGACGGCCAGCTTCTACGAGGTGGACGACAGCACCATCGAGGACGACGACATCATCGGCGGCGTGACAGCCGGCGGCGAGTACAGCGGCCTGAGCTCCATCGCGCTGCTCTACCCTGAGCAGTTCGCGGTCTGCAACCTGATCGCCGCCCCCGGCTGGAGCCAGAGCCCGGCGGTCTACAACGCCATGCTCACCGCCAGCCAGAAGATCAACGGCCACTGGGACGCCTTCGTCGTCGCCGACCTGCCTCTCGTGGATGGCAGCGCGCAGGCGGTTGACACCATCACCAAGGCCATCGCGTGGAAGAAGAACAACGCCTTCACCGGCGAGCGGTCGAAGGTCTACTGGCCGCAGGGCATCGACAACCTCGGCAACATCTACCACCTGAGCACGCTGGCTGTGGTCGAGCTCATGCGGGCCGACTTCAGCCACAACAGCGTGCCGATGGAGACCTGCGGCAACAAGGCGATCCCCATCATCAAGCAGTATTTTGGGGCCAACGCCACCAACCGCGGCTTCAGCCAGCAGGAGGGCAAGGAGCTGACGCAGAACGGCATCAGCACGGCCGTCGCATGGGGCGGCGAGTGGGTGCTGTGGGGAGACCACACCGCCGCCTACACCTACGGCGCCGACGTGGATCCCCGGGCGATCTTCGACGTGTCCATGCGTATGCTCATGCACATCACCAACGACTTCCAGAGGGAGTGGAGCCCGCGCATCGACGAGCCCATGACCCGGGCGCTCAAGGACGAGATCATCAACCGCGAGCAGGAGAAGCTCGACGGGTATGTCAGCATGGGCGCGCTGCTGGGCGAGCCGCAGATCGTGTTCCTCGAGAGCGAGAACAGCACCGCCGACATCATGAACGGCGACTTCCGCTGGGACATCGCCGTCACCCCGACCCCGCCCCTCAAGTCTGCGAGCGTGTACGTCGCATACACCGACGCCGGCTTCTCTGTCTACTACGAAGGAGGTGACGAGTAATGGCAAATCTGTGGCTTGACCTGAAGGGCCCCATCCTCGCCGACACCGTGTACATCAACGGCGTCCTCGTCGCCAAGGACGTGACCATCACCCTGCCGGCCGTCACCCATGTGACCGCCGATTATAAGGCGATGGGCACCTACACCGCACCCATGACCGGCCAGATCGAAGGCATGGAGGCCGCCATCACCAAGATCGGCATCGACAAGGGGCTGCGCTCCATGGTGCAGCTCGAGAGCAAGACGCTGGAGGTCAGATGGGCGCAGGATGTCAAGTACGCCGACGGCTCCACCAAGGCCGAAGGCTGCAAGGCGTTCATGCGCTGCGTCCCGAAGCTGATCCCGGGCCTGTCCGTGGATCCGGGCAACCCTTCGGAGAACGAGGTCACGCTGGCCGTGAGCCGCTATCAGGTTTTCGTCGCCGGCGAGGAGTTCTGCCTGATCGACCAGCTCAACACCATCATGCGCATCGGCGGCGTGGACTACGTCAAAGACCTGCGCAGCGTGCTGTAACAACAGATGGGCGCCGCCCGAGGTGGGCGGCGTCCCTCTTTTTATCAACGAAAGGAGACAACGACCATGGAAAAGCTGACACTCAGCAACCCCATCACCATCAACGGCAAGAAGGTCAAGACCCTGACCTATGACACCGGCGCGATCACCGTGGGAATGTTCGCCGAGGCCGAGGCGCTGAAGCTGCGCGCCACCACCCACAAGGCGGGCGGCAGCGCCGGCGCCACCGAGCTCGACTACTCCATGCACCTCTACCTTGCTATGATGGCGATCACCGCCGTCAACCCCGACATCGACATCGCCGACCTCGAGCGCATCAGCGGGCCCGATGTCATGGAGCTGGTGAGGATCGGCCGAAATTTTACCACAACGAGGTCGGGGGCACCCTCCGAGCAAAACGACTCGGAGAGCTCGTCCGAGACTACTCCCGAGCCTTCCACATCTCAGTCGGAGAGCTCCGACGGGAACGCCTGACCGACTTCCTGCTCGAATACTACGAAGCGGCCGAGGAGGCGAAAAAGCAGCGGGCCAAGATCCCGAAGCCGAGGATCCCACACATCCGGCCGCATAGGAGGAGGTGACGCCAGTGGCCAAAAATAAAATGCTGCAAGCCGTCGTGAGTCTCGCCGGCACCATTGACCCGTCACTCGGTAAGGCGCTGGACGATGTCACCGGCAAGCTGGAAAACGTCAACTGGAAGGCCGTGGCCGTCGGCGGCGCTGTGGGCGGCATCGCAGTCGCAACGGGCAAGGCGGTCGTGGAGGCTGGGAAGTATCTGGCCGACCTCGGCAACGAGTACAACACGGCCATCAATCAGCTCTCGGCAGCAACCGGGGCGACCGGCGACGAGCTGGACGCGCTCGGTGAAAGCGTCAAGAACATCTACGCCCAAGGGCTCGGCGATGACTTCGCCGACGTGGCCGACGGTCTGGCTGCAACGCAGCAGGCCAGCGACCTGACCGGCGAAGCTCTGGAGAGGGCAACCGCCGCCGGCTTCAACCTGCGGGATGTGTTCGACTACGATGTCAGCGAGAGCGCCCGGGCAGCGTCGGCCCTGATGAAAAACTTCGGCATCGACGCCGAGGAAGCCTACGGCCTGATCGCCGTGGGCGCGCAGAACGGCGCAGACAAAAACGGCGACCTGCTGGACACCCTGAACGAGTACAGCCCGCAGTTTGCGGCTCTCGGCCTCAGCGCCGACCAGTTCATCGGCACCCTCGTGGAGGGCGCTGACGCCGGCCTGTTCTCCATCGACAAGGTCGGCGACGCCGTCAAGGAGTTCAACATCAGGGCGAAGGACGGCAGCGACACGAGCCGGGAAGCCTTCGAGAGCCTCGGCCTTAATGCCGACAAAATGTTCGCAGCCTTCGCCGCAGGTGGAGACACCGCAGAGGCCGCGTTCTTCGACACCGTCGAGGCCCTCAACAGCATGGACGACCCCCTCGCTCGCAACGCGGCCGGCGTGGCCCTGTTCGGCACACAGTTCGAGGATCTGGAGGCCGGCGTGCTGCCGGTGCTGGCGAGTATCGAGACCGCAGCCTACGACGGCGCGGCAGCTCTCCAGCAGATCAACGACGTGAAGTACAACGACCTCGGCAGCGCCTTCGAGGCGATCAAGAGGTCGGCCGAGGTCTCGCTGCTGCCGATGGCGTCCATGATCGCTAACACCCTGACGGCTCTGGCGCCGATCTTGCGGGAGACCTTCGAGGCCATCGCCCCCGTCATCACGGAAACGCTCAACGCTTGTATGCCGTTTGTGCAGCAGTTCCTCATGGGAATGGGGCAGGCCCTCCAGACCGTGCTCCCCATGGTCTCGCAACTGGCCGCCGGGCTGCTTCCGCTGCTCTCGCAGCTGATCTCGGCCTTCCTGCCGCCGCTCCTCGAGCTGGCGCAGCAGCTACTCCCGCCACTGATGCAGATCGTGCAGGCCATCCTCCCGCCCATCGTGAGCATCCTGACCTCGATCCTGCCAATGCTGACGCAGATCATCTCGACGATCCTGCCCGTCCTGACCAGCCTGATCTCGGCCCTGCTGCCTGTCATCACCCCGCTGCTCGAGGTCGCGCTTCAGATCGTCAACAGCGTCATCATGCCCCTCGTGCCCCCTCTCATGCAGATCGTCGAGGCGCTGCTGCCGCCCCTGATGTCGCTGCTCAATGCCATCATGCCGATCCTGAGCCCCCTGCTGGGGCTGCTTCAGCCCATCGCGTCGGTGCTCGGCACCATCGCCAGCGTCATCGGCAAGATCGTGAGCTTCGGCGCGGGCGTCA